GTTTCAGACCCGCCTTATGGCATTGACTTAGATACCGATTACTCCAAAATGGGGCAACAACTACAAAGTACGAGAAAATTAAAGGCGATGACAAAGAGTTTGATTTAACAGATGTAATCTCAATTAGTGGGACAAAGGAACAATACATTTGGGGTGGAGATTATTTTGTAAATTCTTTGGACTGGATGAGTGGAACTCAAATAATTTGGGCAAAAAGACATTCGGAAGAAGAAAACAAAGTTTTTGGAAGTGCCTTTGAAAGTTTGTGGGTATCATATAAATGTAAAAAATTAATATGGTTTATCAGACCGATAAATCAATCATCCGAACGACTTGGCAAACACCCAACTCAAAAACCAATAGAGTGTATGAGCAGGTGTATTGAGATGTCAAAATTAAAAGGTGGAGTTTACGATGCGTTTCTTGGTTCAGGCTCAACAATGGTAGCGTCACACCAATTAAAACGCAAATGTTACGGAATGGAGTTAGACCCGAAATACTGTCAGGTAATCATTGACAGAATGCGCAAACTTGATCCGACACTTACAATCAAACACAATGGAGAAATTATATGAACTCTACAAAGCCGGGAAAATCAGCCGCCACAAATTCAAAAGTATCAAAGGCCAAATTATCAAAAAGCGAGAGATACAAAAGGTGGGTAAAGCTGATGCAGGAGTTTAAACATATCTAACCAATGGCATACGACACGAAAGAACTGGAGCGGCAATCGCTGGACGCAATCGCCAAATACAAGCTGATTTGGATTGAAGAGGTTTTGTCGTATTTGCCATGTTCAAAGCAGACATTTTACGATCATGGACTTGACAAAGTTGACACTATAAAAGCTGCCATACTAAAAAACCGAAACGATCTTAAGGTTGGGCTCCGTAAAAAGTGGTACGAATCAGACAACGCGACAACACAAATAGCACTGTATAAGTTAATTGGCACTGATGACGAATCAGACCGGATTAATTCACAAAAGCAGAAAGTTGAGCATTCCGGCAGCATGGAAGTAACTGCCATAAAAGTAAATGTAAAACGCCCGGCAAATGATACCTGAAACAGACACGATCGAGCAGTTTACACCTCTATATGAACCTGAAAATCCATATTACAATTCAAGGTATAAAGTTTATTATGGCGGTCGTGGTGGTCGGAAATCATGGGAGATTGCACGGGCTTTGATATTTTCATCATTGTTGCAGAAACAGTTGATTGTTTGCGCACGTGAAATTCAAAATAGTATCAGTGATTCAGTGCACAGGCTACTATCATCGCAAATCGAATTATTGGGCTTAAATCCATTGTTTGAAATACAAAAAACAACAATTATAGGCCGTAACGGTTCAGAGTTTATTTTTAAAGGTTTGAACGGCCTAACTATTGATGGCATAAAATCACTTGAAGGTGCAGATAAGTGTTGGGTTGAGGAAGGGCATAGCGTATCCGAAAAATCATGGTCGATTTTAATACCTACAATAAGGAAAACAGGTTCGCAAATATGGGTATCGTTTAATCCTGATCTTGTAACAGACCCTGTTTACCAGCGTTTTATTGTCAATAAACCGCCAAACTCTTTTGTTTGTAAGGTCAACTACACTGATAACCCGGACTGCCCTGAAACATTAATACAGGAAGCCGAATATTTAAAGCGCGTCAATTACGATGATTACGCACATATATGGCTTGGGGAGGTTCGGCAGCATTCGGATGCGCAGGTATTCAAAGGCAAATACCGCGTTGAATCGTTTGATGTCGATGAATCGTTTGGGTACCCATTGTTCGGGGCAGACTGGGGTTTTTCAGTTGATCCTGCAACGCTTGTTAAGTGCTATATCAAAGGCAGAACCCTATACATCTGTAGCGAGGCATATAAAGTGCAATGTGAAATTGACGACACACCGGCATTGTTTGATCATATTGATGATGCACGTTTGTACATGATTAGAGCAGACAGCGCACGCCCTGAAATGGTCAACTATATGCAGCGTGCCGGATTTCGGATAGAATCAGTTGAAAAATGGCCGGGTTGCGTTGAAGATCGTGTTAGTTTTATTCGCAACTTTGAGGAGGTTATAATTCACCCTGACTGTAAACATACTGCCGAGGAATTTAGGCTGTACAGTTACAAGGTTGATAAACGCACAGGCGATATTTTGCCGGTGCTGATTGACGCTAATAATCACTGCATTGATGCAATTGGTTACGCTTTAACGCCGTTAATAAAAATGCCGGAGGTAATTTTTATGCCACAAACACGAAATAACAGGATATGAAAATACTTGGTTACACAATTGAGCGGGTGCAAAACAAGGTAACTGCACCAATGATTGAAAAACAAGGCCAGTTTACAATCAGCCTTTCAGTTGTCACAAGACGACCAAAGGACATCAGAGATTTTGTTACTGCCTTAGAAAAGGCAGAAAGCACAACAAACCCGCTCAGGTATTTGCTTTACGATCTGTACAATGAGAATCTGGACTATGTGCCACACCTCAAAGCGTTAGTTGAACTCAGGATCAACAAAATATTGCAGCGTGATTTACAGTTCATCAAAAAGTCTGGCAAAGTTGACGACGAGATGACCGAATGGTTAAAGGCTCCGCAATTCAAATCATTTCTGACCGAGATTGTAAATACCCGTTTTTACGGATACAGCCTGTTTGACTTTACGGCCTATGCCGGTCAGGAATGGTTTAATTACGATCTGATAAACCGTAAGCACGTTGACCCCATACGCAAACTTGTATTGAAATATCAGTACAATCCATCAGGCGATAGTTACACGGATGAGGTTTACCGGAAATATGTAATGCCGATTGGTGATGAACGCGATTTAGGTTTATTCAAACCGGCTGCACCTGTTTGCATCAACATCCGAAACTTAACCAGCGACATGATGAACTATGTCGAGTTGGCCGGTAACAACTTTACGATCACCAAAACAAAGCACAACGATCCGAGGTTAAAGAATCAGATCGCAACAGCCGTAAAAAACATCGGCAGTTCAGGAAACATAAACTTACCTGAAGGAGTTGCTGACATTGACATTCAAAATATGTCGAGTTCGCAGCAGAATGAACTGTTTACATCAATACATGATTTGCTGAATAAAGAACTGAGCAAACTGTTTATCGGCTCAACGATGGGAATTGAGGACGGCAGCAGCAGGTCACAGGCAGAAGTACATGAAAGGACAATGGGTGGTGTGTTTGAATCTGATGCAACGTTTGTACTTGATGTTCTGAATTATGAATTTATTGATAAATTGCCATTATTTAACAAACGGGCAACGGGTAAATTCATTTTTGCAGAATCCCATACAGAAGAAGACATGGCCGAACTTGACAAAGATGCAAAACTCAAATCGCTTGGGCTGAACTTGACACCGGAATATCTGTCCGAAAAATACGGAATACCAATGGAAGCAATTAAACAAACAACAGAGCCAAATGGTCCAAATCAAAATCCACAAAACGAGTAAACGCCTTTCAACCGATTGGCACGAAATCAGCATCCGGCAGGCAATTGCTATTAGTCAGTTAAAAATGCCTGAGCACGTGCAAACAGTTGAGGACATTGCAGACCCGGCTTCATGGGTTATGTCAATTGACGCAATACGCTATGCCCGTGACGTTTTCGGTATCTTAACAGGTTTTGATGATCAGATTCTCGAAAAATCAAACGCTTATGACATTCTAAGCTACTTCAACCGCTATCTGATTCCGATCGTAACCGATTTGCACACGATCAGCCCGGTAACGTATAAGCCGACTGGAATACAGCAGTTTGTATTCAATGACGTGACATATCAACTGCCAAAATCGCTTTTGGTTGATTCAACCGTGTTACCGCTTCACTCAAGCAAGGCAATTGAGTTTGTAGAGAGTAGTAACATCATGGCCGTTATTGCTGAACTTGGCCGGGATGGGATCAAACATTTACCGCTTTTTGTGGCAACTTATTGCAGGCCGGAATGTGAAGAGTACAACGAAACAACCATTCAGCACAGGGCAAAATTGTTTGAAGAGTTGCCGATGTCGGTAGCCTGGGAACTTTTTTTTTGCATTCAAACGCTCATGCTGTTATCAGCGAATCATATCCTGAACTTTACGGCAAAGCAGATAGCAAAACGCAAAGCGCAATTAAGGGTGCAGGGCTGGATCGTCTCCGTTACACGGCTTGGCTTTATAAAGTGGCTCAGTCGCAGATTGCCGGTACAGTTGAGCGAGTTAAATTAGTCCCGTTGTGGGACTTTGTTGATATGCTGGGTTATTTGAGCAAGGTTTCAAAGTTTGAAGAAATAATGATAAAGCAATGAACATAAAAGCCACATACGAAGCATTGCAGACGGTAGCCAACACCGTACTACCCACGTTCACTTTTTACGGGATGTTGAAAAGCCGGTATAATTCCGTTAAGCAAATTGCGGATAATACGATCATCGTTGAACCGCCCCGTCAATGGCCTGCAAACGCAAGAAATACCTGTGAATCCAGGTTCACTGCTAAGGTATGGCTGCTTATCCGACAGTCAATTAAGCCAGCGACAGTCGGCACAATGCAATATCCGCCATTTGACGAGATCGACATCCGCGACACCTTGATGACGGCAGCACTGACATTCATCAACGGCATCAATCAGCACAGCAACTTACAGGTTTTATCTGATCTTAACGGGGATGGGGACTTAGTAACGCTTACTGATGCTACTGAGGGCGGAACAACGAACATTGAAGCAATGGCCTATTTCACGATCAACCTTGCCTCATACGGTTCTTCCGGTTCGTTTGTGCCTGCTGTTTTCGCTCCTGGTTTGGCTTTTGTGACAAAGTACACAATTGAAAACGGAGATGATCTGCCGACAGGATTAACACCGGACATTCTTTATATCAATACCGGATTGATCACCGATGACATCGAATCTGACCCGCTTGCAATAGATGTTCCAACGGGTTACATTTACACCACCATTGAAACGGCAATTGAAACAGGCAACCCGGTAACGGGCATAACTTATTCAGAAGGTGAGCTGACAGCAACAGGCAACGAAGCGCCCGGATTCACAGCCGCTTTGAAATTTGAAAGATCGCAATTGTGAGCCTCGAAAACACATATCGCAAAATAGGTGAGTTGGTAAACCAGAAATGCGTTGATCAGTTCGCTTTGCAGGGGCATAAAATGACTGGAGCGTTTGAGGAATCGATTGAACTGCTGACCGATGATAAAGGCGTTAGCTGCATTGGGAACACTTACGGGATTTATGTCAACGTTGGCGTAAAACCATCAGAGATAAAGCACCCGTTTGCGAGGGCAAGGATTGAAGGATTGACCCGTTTTGTTGAGTACAGAATGGGTTTGTCAGGCAAAGAAGCTGTTGGGGTTGCTTTTGCTATTGCCCGCACCCATAAGGAGGAAGGAATGCCAACACGGGGCAGCTATCAGTACAGCGACAACGGAAAGCGAACCGATTTTGTCGATGATGCAATTGAGCAGGCTGAACCTGAAATAATCGATCTGCTTTTTGATGAATTTGTATCAGGAATTGATGTACACACGAAAATAACAGGAAGGTAAACATGGCAATAACAATCAACACTCAACCGACAGAGGATAGTTTTGTAGCCGCAGCATCCCCGGTTTGGATTGAAGCGGAAACGGATGCAGAGGAAACAACGTACACTATTACGGGTGTAGCTGATTCAAGCGGATCGGTTGAGTTAACTGCATCATCATTTACAGGTGTAGCAATTAACAATGTGCTGACTATATCCGGGGCAACAGGCGACTATGCCTATCTGAACGGCAGGCACGATGTTTTGTCGGCTGGTTCAACAACGGTAGTCATATCGGCCACGTATCAGGCCGCATCAACAGGCACACGGGGAACGGCTCAGATCACACTGGATAAATTTGCAATGGGTGTGCAGAATCAGTACGATATTGACGGTGACGACACAGACATAGGCACTCACTATGTCCCGTGGAAAATTGACGAGGCGGTAAAGGACATCAGCAGGATCATTTGCGGGGTGTTTCAGTCCGCTTTTTCGCTTACGGACGGATGGACTTCAGAACTCAATAAAGGTGTATTCCGCATTGAAACGGCGGTTTTTGAAGCATCGGTTAAGGCAGATTACAGCCGCGTTGCAATTGATAGCGAGGTGATACAATGGTGGGCTGTCAGGTCTGCAATGCTGACCGGTAGGCTATTAG